TGCTATCTCAACATCCCACATGGGTGCTAATAGCATCTCTGGTGACCGCATACAAGCAGGTACTTTAAGCGCAGGTAAGATTGATGCAGATGGTATCTCAGCTAACTATATAAGGTCAGGTACTTCCTCTGTAGCATCTGGCATCTCCTTTAGTTTGGGGTCAGGTTCTACTATTGGGGGCAAGGGTGGTGCAGGTGTTTTTGAATCAGGGTCTGGTTCTAATTGGGGTTTAATTGTAGCCAATAACTCTGGTAGTTCTGATGTAGGTGCATTAGGAGTTGCTTCTTCCGGGCATGACGCTATTGTCGCACTCCATTCGGCTAGTGCCGATTACGCATCATCAGGGTGGAGTAATATCGCATCAATAGGAAACCCCACATCCGCAGGGTACTTCCAAGGTAATGTATCGGTCACAGGAACTCTATCCTACTTTACAGGCTCACATAACGCCTTAATTACACCTAACACGGCAACCGAGGGAGATATTGTTGTTGATGTGGAGGTTATCTCTAAGGGTGATATATCAGACACATTAACCAAAGTCGCTACATCTTCAACCTCAAATCAGAAAGGTGTTGTTGGGATTTATAACTCAACTCAAACAGGGGAGGGAATCTACCCTACCAGTATAAGTACGAGAATTGAGAATGAACCAACCAAGCGTGAGGTGAAACCTGAGTTCAAAGCTATATCCGATGCTCACGACTTAATCTCCATTAACTCGCTTGGTGAAGGACAAATCAACGTCTGTGGCGAAGGTGGCAATCTTGAAATAGGTGACCTCATCGTAACCTCAAGTATTGCAGGTAAAGGTAAGAAACAGGGTGATGACATCATCCGTTCCACAACCGTAGCTAAAGTCCGTGAGAACGTAGCATTCTCTACTTACTCCGAAGTCAAGCAAGTCGCTTGCATTTACCTATGCGGTTAGCGGATGGAAGACATGGAGACTAGACTAACGAAACTTGAGTGGCGAACACATGAACACGCTGAAGAGATTCGGGAAGTGAAACGGACGGCAGATGACCTAACCAAGGCTTTATCGGACATATCTAAGTGTCTACAGCAGATTAAATTCACGGCATTCGGTGCTGTGGTTATGCTGATTATGAATCAACTAGGTCTGACAGATACGATGGCTCTTATCCTGAGTAAATAATACCGAGGGGGATTAATACCCCCCTTTGTATGCTCAAACCACATTAATATTACCGTAGAGGAATAAATGACCTATGGAAAAATCAGCAATTACACTCATAACAATCATGAGTAGTGTTGTGAGTATCGTAACTATGAGCGTGGGTCTTCTCTTGTTTGCAGATGGGCGTTATGCTTCAGCGAATGAACTGGAAGACCTCAGAGTTGAACAACATAACGCTTTTGTGGACATGAGGGCAAGGTCAATTGAGGATGCCCTCTTTGATTTGCAGAGTGTTCCTGCGGCTCAACGAACACCGCTTGACAGAGCAAAAGTAGAGAGGTATCTCCGTGAACTGGAAGACCTTCAAAAAGGTAATTAATTTACTCTCAGAATTAACACTTTATATCTGCCTTGGTGCTTTCGGAAGTGCCTTGGCAGTCATTATTTTACAACAGATTTTAGGAATTTATTATTATGTTTAAATATATTTTAGCACGGTTCAGCGAAGCTAGTACCGTTAGGGGAATTATCATGTTCTTTGGGGGTCTTGGGTTGACCATAGAACCTCAACTTACTGACCAAATTGTTGCAGCTACTATTGCAGGCTCAGGCATCATCGGAATGCTGTTCAAAGACAGTAAAGATGGATGAGAGACTACAAGAAAGAGTATCGGGAGTACCACGGTAAACCTGAGCAGGTAAAGAGAAGGCATCAAAGAAATCAAGCAAGAAGACTGATGATTAAATCAGGGAGAGTTAGAAAGGGGGATGGTAAGGAAGTAGATCATAAAGATCATAACACCTCTAATAAGGCTCCTAGTAACCTAAGGATACTCTCTAAGAAAGCCAACCGCACCAAACAACCTAAAAGAGGCCGCAATGGATGATGACAATATCTTATTTGTATTACACACTGCTGTAGCTCAGACCTTGTTAGAAAAGATCAAGGATGGTACAGCTAAATCCGCTGACCTAGGTGTAGCGGTTAGATTCCTAAAGGATAACGGAATTGAAGCTACTCCTGTAAATGATAATCCGCTTGCACAACTCCTAGAATCGTTACCATTTGACCAAGAAGAAGAAGAGTTAGAAAGGCAATTGGTAGACATCCCTAGACACTAACTAAAAGTACCCCTTAGAGGCCCTCAGAGGCTCTCTAGGGGGTGTTTGTATTACACCAATGGATATGGTACACCTCATGAATAATAAGCCTGTAACGAAGAACCCTTTAGAGTCGTTTAAGAACTTCCTATGGTTAACATGGGATCACCTTAACCTCCCTAATCCCACACCTGTGCAGTATGACATAGCCGAGTATTTACAGTACGGCCCTAGGAGGGCTGTCATTGAGGCATTCAGGGGAGTAGGCAAGAGCTATATCACCTCTGCATTTGCTTGTCATCAGCTACTAATGAACCCAGAGATGAAGATTCTGGTTGTGAGTGCCAGTAAGGTTAGGGCCGATGATTTCAGTACGTTCACCCAGAGGCTCATACATGATATGCCCTTGCTCCAACACTTGATACCTAAGGATGGTCAGAGGCAATCTAAAATATCCTTTGATGTTGCTCCTGCTACTCCTTCTCATAGCCCTAGTGTGAAGTCTGTGGGTATTACAGGGCAGCTTGCAGGATCAAGGGCTGATTTAATTATCGCAGATGACATTGAGATTCCTAATAACTCAGCCACACAGGTCATGAGGGATAAGTTATCGGAGTCTGTTAAGGAATTTGATGCGATCTTAAAGCCTGATGGGAGAGTGATCTACTTAGGAACACCTCAGACCGAGATGTCTCTTTACGAGGAGTTACCGAACAGAGGATACCAGACCCGAATATGGACTGCTAGGTACCCTGAGGAGGCCCTGAGAGATAGATTAGGAGAGAGACTAGCCCCTAAGTTAAGAGAGGGAGAAGGAAAGGTGTTGGAGCCTACAGACCCCTTGAGGTTCGATGATGATGACTTGATCGAAAGGGAGTTGTCTTATGGTAGGTCAGGCTTCTCGTTACAGTTCATGCTTGATACTTCCCTTTCTGATATTAACAAGTACCCTTTGAAGTTATCTGATTTGATAGTGGCTGAGATAGACAACGAAAAGGCCCCTGAGAGAGTCATTAAGAGTCGTGATGAAGCTGTAGATGTCCCTAACCTAGGGCTAAGAGGGGATAAACTCTGGATGGCAGAGAACATAGGGGATTGGATTGAGTATAGCGGCTCAGTCATGGCTATTGATCCCTCAGGACGAGGTAAGGATGAGACATCATATTGTATCATCAAGATGCTCAATGGGTTCCTATGGGTTGCTGACATAGGAGGTATACAGGAAGGTGGGTATGAAGAATCTACATTAGAGAAGTTAGCGTACTTAGCTAAGACCCATAAGGTCAATGAGGTGATCGTAGAGGCTAACTTTGGTGATGGTATGTTCAATAGACTATTTGAACCTTATCTTACTAATATATACCCTGTGACTCTAACAGAAGTTAAACACCATACACAGAAAGAAAAGAGAATAATTGATACGCTTGAACCTGTAATGAACCAACATAAACTGGTTATTTCAAGGGATGCCCTAATCAAAGATTGGGATAGTGTATCCGCTTATCCCCCTGAGAAGGCTCCCCAGTATACCCTTATGTATCAATTGACTCGCATGACCAACGCTAGGGGTGCTGTGAGGCATGACGATAGAGTTGATGTATTGGCGATTGGAGTGAACTACTGGGTAGAACAGATGGCCTCAGATGCCATAGAGATTATGCAGAATAGAAGGGAGGAGTTGCTTGATATGGAGCTAGAGAAGTTCGTTAATGGGGTCTTGGGAAATAAGGGAAAGGCCTACAATACATGGGTGTAGTTTAATTGTACAAATCCTTATGAATCAATAACATCAATTTCTGGACACTAGCGGCCCAGACGGTACCTATATGATACCCTCCTTAGAGGTTCCTATATGCCTTATAGGGGTAGTAGGGTTACTACGAACTACTCCCTCTTATATACCCATACCTATTACCTAATAGACCCCTATAGGGTCTTTATAAGACTAAAGGACTAGACACAAGATAATGAATGTAGAAGAAGAAGTAGTAATAACGAACAAGAGCATAGCTCCGCTAAGAAGCACATACCTTAAAGACCTTATAGGAATCTTCTTGTTAGGAGTAGTAGTAGGAGCAGGAGGTCTATTAAATGGTTTCGGTTAATGACATCACTGGGGACAAGATAGCAAGTAAGACCGTTAGCAAATCCTATAGGGATAACTATGATGCTATCTTTAACCAGAAGGTTCCGATCATAACAGACATCAAAGAGTTTCAATGTTCCTGTGGGAATACTAAAGGTTCCTTTGTTAGATTCTATAGCAAGGGGACTTGTCAATGTGTCTGTGGGCTCGATTATGAGCTAAAGGACTACACTAAGATAGAACACCAGCGATAGACTACAGAGGGTAGTCATGCAGGGGTGTAGAGGTTCCCCTAGAGGGGGCACACAGTCTCTTACTAAAAGATTCTGGGGGAAAAATATGAGAACCTCAACGTATAGACAAGGGCCCTACGATCCCCCCATGGGGGCCGCTGCGTGGGCGTGTGATTCCTATTGGTTCCGCTCACAAAAACCATTTAATAACCACGCTGATCCAAAAGGGCCATGTAAATCAGTGGGTTAGCAGGGATATTGCAACCCTTAAGGGCATGGCATGCTAATTGCTATACCTTTTATATAGGTGACTATAGGGCCATTCTAAATCTAAATGAGAATCATTATCAATAACTGTTTTTCTGTTCTATCTATGATTTTTTATCATGGCCTTACTGTTCCTATTTAACATGTTAAACAGATTTATATCAGTGTAGGTAGTACACATATGTTCAAGAGTTTGTTATAATGAACCCACGGTAACCAAAAAGGGCCGTGGGGGCCAATTGAGAATCATTCTCATTAAGGCCAATAACATAATAACTACTACATAAGGAACTACGATCATGACTACCAAAGCAACCAAAGCAACTAAAGCAACTAAAGCAGCACCAAAGGAATCATTGTTAGATATTAAAAAGGACAGTAAAACGCTATTGACTAAGGTTAAACGCTCAGAAAAGGGAAATGATACATTCCAAAAAGACAAAGATGTATATATGAATAGCTACTTTTTAATCATTCAAAGAATGGTTAAGCATACTGGCTACACCGTCCCCGCTTGTAAGAATATATTGTTTGCGGCTAGTAAAATTGCCGTTATGGGACAATCAGCCAAAAAGGATAAAGTCTCAGGGGAATATGTACTTGATAAAGGTTATAAATGGTTAAGCGAAACAAGCAAAGGCACCAGTACACTTGAAGGCTGCAATTCGATTATGAATCAAATAGACGTTAAGACCAAAGGCGAGAAAACAGTCTTAAGTTTTACAGCATACGGTGAATTGAGGGCCGCATATGAGGCCATAAACAAGTTGGCCCAAGAAAACAAGGCCAAAGGTAAAAAGACAGAAGCGGAACCAAAAAAGGCCAAAGGTAAAAAGACAGTCACCTTAACTGAAGCAATAAATACCATTAAGGCTGAGAGTAGTGTATTAGGAAACTTTCTTGAATACGCTGTAAAACATGGGGGCCTTGATAGTGCTGATATTATCAAGGGGGTTGCTAAGATACAGCGAGATATGAATGAAGCAGTACCAACACCAACACGCAAGGAATCACTGTCAAAAGCACTGGCTCATTAAGATGACAATTCACAAGGTTTTAGAATTAACCTTTGAAACAATTCTTTATATATTATTTTTAGCTATAGCGTTAAATGTAATTCCTATTTAACATGTTAAACCATTAAAGCCTTGATAGTCTTAATTGATTATCAAGGCTTTTTTTTGCCTTTCATAAAGGGGCCTTTGTTTATCAATCACATCATAGGCCCCCAGTGATAGGAACTAGGGTGATAGGAACAAGGGCCTTAGGGTTTAGATAGGGGGTAAGAGCTGCATCGCATTAGGCCCTACAGGGCACTAGGGTGATAGGAACTAGGGCCCTAGCGACATAAGCTACTCACTTGACATATGTCATGCATTAGTGTATAATGGTACTGTGAGTGGGAATTAGCCCTTTTACACATTTCATTTAACATGTTAAACAGGAGATAGAAATGCTACTACTAAGATATAACGCTAAGAAAGACCTTAAAGGATCAATAGGCCAACACCTTAATTATAGTGAAACGAGCATGTTCGGGGATGAATATGTATCTAATGGAGTTGTTTACGGTGCCAGACGGCCTCACCTATTAGGTGGCAAGGGCCGTGAATGGTTTGCTCAAATCACCATTGAGAATGACCTTATTGTTAAAGTCATTTAACATGTTAAACCACATCCACTAATGCAGGAGTTACATATAATGTTTACTATACATTCCCTAAGAACTAGCAACACGCTTTCCACTTATGATGCGGCCACAGATTCATTCATTGAGCCATTGCCCATGTGGACTAAGCATCACATAGAGATGTATGCCGATGCACTGAGAGTATATAAGGCTGTGTGCCGTATGTACTCATCACCTGAGGCTGCCCTTGCTCAAACAAAGCTGACATGTAATGGAGATATACTACCAGTTAACATACATGCTCTATTTGATAAACCATTTAACATGTTAAACAATGAGATTAGACCTAACGGAACCGCTGACATGATGGGGGTGCGTAATGTTTAATATAAGCAGAAGCGAAATACTAGCCGCTGATATCACCTCCGAAATGAAGTCCTTTTTCCTAAAGGACATGGAGTACACCCTCCATCCTTTTAAGTTCTGGACTAAGGAAACCATAAAGATCAAAAAGGGAATGACCCTAGAGGGTGCCATTCAGATGGTCTTTTATGGGCCTGCCAGTAGGTCGCTATACAATGAGGGATGGTGCCATGGGGCCAAGGTAGCTGACTGTGAGCTATCCTGTTTAAAGAAGAGCGGTATGATGCGGTTTAATCAGGAGATACAATGGAAACGAGGGCTCTATGTTCTACTACGGCCTGAGGAAACCCTAGAGGCCATGAGCAAGGAATTGAACAAGGAATATGACAAACATGGGGATGACCTTAGTGCCAGACCCAACGGTACCATGGACAAGGATTGGACTGAGTTAATAACATTCAACCCTCATATACAGTTCTATGACTATACAAAGATATGGCCGAGGATGCTGCATAATACGCTCCAAAACTACGACCTCACATGGTCTGCCTCTAACGCCAATGACAAGGCATTCTCAATGGCTGTGAGGGCCCTAGAACATGGTTTTCGGGTAGCTGTACCTATTAACACCAAGGGCACCAAGACCGAGTGGTTCCCAAGCTATGGCATGGACTTTGATCGTCATGATATACGCCATAAAGACCCTAAGGGCCTAGGTTTCCTTACTCGTAAAGACTCACACCCTGATGGGAATACTATTGCCATAAGGAAAGCCCTAGAGGCCTCAGGTCAACAAAACTTCTTCTTTAACCAAGAGTCATATGAACGGTTATGCACTCATGTATCTCAACCATTAGTGGAGGCTGTTTAACATGTTAAATGAAAAGGTACAGGTATACAGGAACCTACATAACGGGAGGTTATCGGTTAAGTCTAAGGGTCTAGTAGTAGGCCATTGTGACCACATCCAAATGGAGGGAGTATCCCTACATGTCAACAAAGCAGGTGCTAAGAGGATAATGGAGGGTGGCAACAAGGAAGTTGTCGCATGGGCTACAGGGTGGTGGACTGAATGTAATGGGTTTACTCCCTACAAGGGACGCTCTCTACCTCCCGCAACAAGGCACTACACCTTTGAGTGCATGGGGTGGGATAAGCACATCTACTTTAACCCTAAGAAGGGGTTAGATTGGCTAGATGAGGAAGGTTTCGTAATGGAATCACTTGGTTGGCTAGAAATCTTTAAGACAGGTTTCATGGAGGGGGCAGAGGCATGAGTACATTTAATTCATATGAATATTACGGTATCGAAGGCAGGCATTTAGTGAGGTTACGCTACTGGAACGAGTTAATCTCACAGAGGAAACTCACAACCGAAGAACAGTACCAATTTAACCAAGACATATCCATTCTATTTATGAATGCTGTGGTACTTACCGATGGTACCTACAAATGATGTGGGTGTGTAGAGTATGTCATCAAGAGACACCTAAGCACCACATGGTGTATGTAGAGAAAAACCTAATCTGTCATAACTGCTATTTGAGGAGTGTTTAACATGTTAAATGAAATTCCAATGAACGAAGAACTACTACAGCTACTAAGACTACTAGGGGGCTTATGATGAATGTAATAAAGGATGTATATGGGTTCGACAAGGGCACCATAGCATACAAATACGTTAAGACCTGTCTATCTAGGGGTATGGTCTTACACCCTCGTAAGTTTTACAATGGTGACGCTCAATACGACACCACCTATAACCATTTAGGTAGAGCATGTGACCTATTAAAACACATGCACCCTCAGTATCCATTTGAACTATAAGACAAGGAAATATATTATGAAACTATCTCAAAACAAGAAGATTCTACGTTACCTACAATCTGGTAAGTCAATCAATCGTGATGTGGCCCATCGCTTATTCTCATGTACTAGACTAGCGGCTAGGATATGTGAGTTAAAAGGGGATGGACACGAGATCATTAGCTATAGGGAGCAACAACCTGACGGTGTATGGTTCATGGCCTACGCCCTAGGTGCAACCGTATGATATGCACTAAAGTAGGAGCAGTCGTATATGTCAAGATGACCTCTAACCTCACAGGGGAGACTAGTGGAATGATTATTCCTTTAGGGTGGATGGCCTTTCATAATAGATACGCCAAATGGAAGGAGGGGGCCCTTATACAAGATGCTTTCCCTGAGTGTAGCCCAGAACAGCGTGAGTTCCTCATGACTGGTATTACACCATCTGAATGGGAGGAGGCCTTTGCTACTTGACAAGTCATCCAGTAGCGAGTATCATACATACCTGTGACATAGAGGGGGGGGTGCCTATACAAGGGCCCTACCCCCTTTCCTATCACTCTCACTCACCACAAGGAGGCAACTTGATCTACCTTAGGGACATATTCAATACGGACATCTTTATTTATAGTATAAGCAACCGTAAGTGTAACAAATGTAATAAATCATTCTACCTATGCAGGGATGAGGGTAGTTATTTTATAGGGCTTTACTATTGGGAGATAATAATTAGTATTCGGCCCTAATAGTCTTTCGGAACCACTATTATGAACAAACACGATATACAACAATTTATTAAACTGATCCAACAATTCAGGGCTGTAGACCCTGAGATGCAGGCACAGACAATCCTTACCGTGTTAAATGTAGCACTACATGAGGAACACCCTGATGGGTATAGCATCAAGGATTTGTCTGAGCAACTTGGTCTGACTCAGGCTAGTGCATCTCGTAATGTTATGGCATGGAGCCACCTAACTAGGGCTAAGGTCAAAGGCCCTGATTTTATACAGGCATTGGAGTGCCCTGTTAACCGCTCACGGAAGAGATTAAGCATGACCCTCAAGGGCAGGTTGTTCCTTGAGAGTATCTTTCCGTCATGAGTATCAGGGAAAGGGGTAACGGATACCAAATGTCTGTTGTACTCTCAGGGCAGCGATTCAGGAAACAGTTTCCTACCAAGTTAGAGGCCATGGAGGCTGAGGCTAGGTTAAGGGTAGCTCATCAAAAGGGGGAAGTATTACCCTCCTTTGGTAAGGCAAGAGCAGGAGAGGGGATGTGGTCACTAAGGGATACCTATAACAAGGTGTGGGCCATATACTGGAGAGACACAGACTACCCTCAATGGCAGATTAGGCACCAGAATAAGGTTGAGGGTTTCTTTGGGCCTGACACCCTTATAAACCACATTACCTCTGAGCAGATAACAGAGTTTGTGGTATCACTAAGGGAGCAAGGGTTGCAGCCTAGTACCATCAATCATTCTATCCAGAGTCTTAGGAAAGTCTTAAGGTTTGCCGATCAGAATGGTAAATTGACCAAGTACCCTTTTATTCAGACACTTACTGTCAACAACAAGAGGACAAGGTACCTCACAGAGGACGAGTGTAAGCTGATAATAAGGGAGAGCAAGGGCCTGCTAAGGGACGCAATCACAGTGGCCCTTCTTACAGGTGTGAGAGCCTCTGAGATGCTTAATATAAGGCCTAATCATGTAGAGAATGGTGTTCTGTATATTCCTGTATCCAAGAACAACACCTCTAGGACAATACCATTGGCACCCATGGCCCTAGAGGTTTTACTCAGGCGAGGAACCATAAGTGAGTCTTATATAAAAGAGTGGGGAGCCTTAAGGGAGAGACTAGGGCTACATGATGTGGTCTGGCATACTTTACGTCATACCTTTGCGAGTCATCTGATTCAAAAAGGTAACGATGTTTCGGTTGTAATGGAGTTGATGGGCCACAAGAGAATAGAGACAACTTTACGGTATGCTAAGTTGGCCCCTAAGAACTTCAAGTCTGCAATAAATACCCTAGGGAACTTTAATCCCCTTGATTATCCTAGTGCATAAAGTGGGGTACTTGTGGAGTAAAAGAGATTAAAGTATAATGTATTACGAGTGTAGCAAGTCCCACCTAAGCCTCGGTGGCGAAATTGGTAGACGCAAGGGACTTAAAATCCCTCGCCTTCCTCCCTACACTCCTGTTTAACATGTTAAATAAGGAGAAGCGATGAACTTTAATGACTTATATATGTATGAGCCTCTAGGTGCTATAGACACCCTAGGCCATTGGATTGCCGAGGGTTTTAATATTGAGGAACTAACAGAATTATAGGTTACATAGGGGCCCTTAAGTGGGCCTCTTATTTGACTTAAGACATGCATTAGTGTATAATGTACACTCAAATCAAGGACAAGGAGGATAATTAGTGGTAATAGATGACCTGACACCTAATGGATTACTCAGCTACTATTTAATGAGTAGCTACTTATACTACCTTAAGGACGGTAGCCCCCTAACAGACCCAGAGTTCGATTTACTCTGTACCTTACTAAAGAAATCTTGGAAGGAAGTATCACACCCACACAAGGGCCTCGTGAATTATAAGGCTCTCTCATCACAAACAGGCTTTTACATAGCCAAGTACCCACAGATCGTTAAGATATGTGCCTATGAATGGGCCTCAGAAGGAGATTTAATTAATGGACAGTAAAGTTCCAGAGGGTCACCTATATGACCTCCAGTTAAAGTTAGAAGAGAGGATGCTTACTGTAGGGATGTCTAGGTTCAATAAGAATAACCTAGCGGCACTACCTTCTACTACAGTAGCAGGAATAAGTGTACTAAAGGGTACTGTTACTGCCCTAGAGGATGCCCTAAAGGCTTACCTAATAGAGGCATACGAAGGCAAGGCAGGCAGAGGAAACAGACATACTAATGCTAAGTTATTATCATTGGTTAAGCCTGATGTAGCTGCTTACCTTTGTCTTAAGGTAACCATAGACCATCTCAACTCAGCTAATGGCATCACAGCTACTGCAATGTCTATAGCAGGGAGACTAGAGGATGAGTTTAAGTTCACCCTGTTTAGGACAGCAGAACCTAGGCTATTCGAGAGTGTTAAAGGTGCAGTAAGTAAGAGAACCAGTAACAGACATTATATGAGATACAACCTTATTCACTCTATGAATAAGAATGCTCTCATAACCTACGAACCGTGGAGTAAAACAGAGAAACTTCACATGGGGGTCAAGCTGATCGACTTAATGATACAGCATACAGGTCTAGTTAAAAAAGCAACCATTAGATTAGGAGGTAAGAGGACTAAGCTAATACTAGAGCCTACAGACATAACTCTTGATTGGATAGCTAAGGTAAACCAAAGGACACAGTTCTTAATGCCTAACTACGGCCCTTGTGTTATCCCACCTAGAGAATGGACTAACCCCTACGATGGGGGTTATTGGAGTAAGCACATCAAACCTCTGCTTATGGTTAAGACCAAGAATAGATATGTCTTGGAAGAGTTAGCCAATCAACCCATGCCCTTAGAATATAAGGCCCTTAATGCCCTACAGAATACTCAGTGGTTAATTAATAAGGGAGTGTTCTCTGTCTTAGAACAGATATGGGAGAATGGAGGAGGATGGGCAGGAGTACCACCTAGGGAGTCAGTTCCTATTCCTATATGCCCTTTGCCCAAGTCTTTAGATAAAAAGGACATGACCCCTGAGCAATTAGATACTCTTGTCAAATGGAAAAGGAGAGCAGCTAATGCACATACCAAGAATGCACAATTAGACTCTAAGCGATTGGCCTTGATACGAACCATCGGTACCTGTAGAGATTACCTTAATCTACCCCTCTATTACGTTTATCAGAATGATTTCCGCTTTAGAAAATATGCGGTTAGTAGTTTTGTTAATCCTCAGGGGCCTGATTATTCTAAGGCACTGTTGTTATTCGGTGAGGGTAAGGCAATAGAGACTCAAGAGGCATCAGATTGGCTGTGTGTACAAGGGGCTAACACCTACGGTAACGACAAGGTTACCTTTGATGAGCGAGTCAGGTGGGTTAAAGAGAATGAAGAGGATATTATTCTTGCAGCTACTGACCCATTAACACACAAGTGGTGGTCTTCTGCATCAGACCCTTTCCAGTTCTTATCTTTCTGCATGGAGTATGCTCAGTTCAAGAGGGTAGGGTGGGGTTTCATTAGTCATCTTCCTATTGCCCTTGATGGGCGTAACAATGGGTTACAACACCTGTCTGCATTAGGGTTGGACGAGGTTGGAGGTAAGGCAACATGTCTTATACCCTCAGAGGTACCAGAGGATATGTATCAGAATGTTTATATCTCTCTATGGGATACACTACAGGAAGATAGTCTGCACCCTATGGCCCAACTATGGTTAGCCTTTGGTGGCTCTAGGAAGACCGTCAAGCGTCCTATCATGGTGATCCCCTACGGTGGTACTAAGTTTGCCTGTCGAGACTACATAGCAGACTACGTTGAGGAACAGTTGGGTGAAGGGTCTACCGATGTATTCAAGGATGACTTTAACGAGGCTGTTACATACCTTGCAGCCAAGCTATGGACGGTTGCTAACGAGGCTGTACCTGCCGCAAGGGTAATAATGAAATACCTACAGGACATTGGGAAGATATTATCCAAAGAGGATATACCTGTGGTATGGGATACACCTACAGGGGCATGGATACATCAGCTTTATCCCAACACAAAACCTATGAGGATAACCACTAAGATAGATGGCACCTTAATTAAACCTCAGATTAGAGTGGCAATTGATGGGATAGATAGGGCTAGGTCAGTTAATGGCATCGCCCCTAACTTTGTCCACGGTAATGATGCAGCCTGTATGACCATAACGATCTGTAAGGCTGTAGATGTAGGGATTAAATCTTTCGCTATGATACATGACTCTTATGGGGTTCATGCTTCTGACACCTCAACCATGGCAAGGTTAATACGAGAGGCATTCGTAGAGGTTTATTCTGTAGATCAACTAGCTAAGTTTGCAGCCCATGCTGAAGAGCTAGGGTTTGAGTTACCCACTCCGCCACCTAAAGGCTCATTGGATATTAAGGAAGTAATCAACTCTAAGTATTTTTTTGCTTAGACACATACACTAATGTAGGACATACAATAAATGGACACCCAAGTAGCAACTAAAATTAAGACCCTTATGTACTTATTACATAACGATATAGCTGTCCCTATAGATTTCCAAGCTGAATTGGTTAGCTTAGGAATTGATGTAGAGGCAATAGTAAACCCAAGAAGAACCAACGTAGATAACGAAGAGAAAGGAGAAAAACTCAT